CAACAATATTACCCGTCCATTCTCCAGCATCTAATAATTGAAGCACATGGCTTTGTTTATGTTGCGCTGGGTCATCCGCTATTTCTGATTCAGTGTAGTCTACAGTAAATAAATACTTTGCTGGGTGCATTTTACCATCTATTTTAGCCATCCAAGGGCAAGGAGTAGTTCTATCCATGACATACACAGAATTATGATGAGAAGCACAGTCCCAAGGCTGTGCATCGTATGTTTCCATTGGTTCAGGCCATTCTTCTAAGGGAATGTCACCTACAAGTGCAGTTATGGGCATACGCGCCCACATAGCACCACCATGTACTGTGTCTTCTTTTTCTCCTTCAGCCTCATTTCCAGTAAATATGACCTGAAAACTCAAACATCTGTTTGGTATTGTCGTTACACCAATAACCATAGCGTGCAAAAATTCGCCGTGATAATCCTCATGATTATGAGTGTATTCACGACGAACCCATGCCTTAAAATAAGGTATATTACTGTGCAAATAAGCCATATTTTACTTTTTAACTATTTTATAACCAGCAGGAAGTGACGCTCTTGCTGCGGCAAGTGATTTTTTACCGCCTGCGGCTCCACCTTTGGACATACGACGAACTGTTTTGCCACCTGTGGCTCCACCTTTGGACATACGGCGTACTTTTCTACCGCCTGCCGCCCCGCCTTTGGACATTTTTTTAACTTTACCGCCATTTCGGTAGCCTTTTTTCTTCATAGCCATGATATAAAACTCCTTATGATTGACTAACAGCGCCTCTTGTGCGCTTTCTTCGGTTGGACATTATCTTACCGCAACCCCTTGCAACAGCAGTTCCGGGTACGCTCTTACCATTAAATCTACGTTTAGAATTAGTTTCTACAACACCTCCGCTTTCCATATTACGAACTTTTGCTTTTTTAGTGTTAGAAACCACAGTTTTTCCCTTTGCTCCTGCACGTTTCTTTTTACGGGCAGTTTTTGCACGCTCTTCTTTAGAAAGACTTTGAGCTTTTTTGCGAGGTAAACAACGATCTGGTCTTTTTTTATTTTTAGAAGTTCCGCACTTGCCCTTGATCTCTCCATCAGTGCCAATGCGAACCCAATCTTGATTTACCCAATCTTTAAGCGCACCCATTAGCTTTTCTTTTTTCTTTTAGTAGGTTTAATAACCTTTTTAAGACTTTTTGCTTGTCCAGCATGTAAACGAGAAGCCTTTTTAAGACCTTTAATAACCTTTTTAACAGCAGCTTTTTTCTTTTTATTTATCATTTCTTTTTCTTCTTTCCCTTTGCACCTTTAGCGTAATTAGGGTCTTTACAATATTTAGATGCTGCCATGTTTGCATAAGCACTAGGATATGTGTCGAATGTTCGCTTGGCCCATGCTTTTCCAGAAGGACATATCTTACTGCCTTTAGATTTCTTTGAAGCGGCTCCACCTTTTCTAAAATAACTTAAACCTCTAGGCATATCATCCCTTTTTTGAGGCGGCTTTGTGATTTGCTTGTTCATTTGACTACGACCTATTGCCATTTAACACTTCCATCTTTTACGAGCTTGGCGCAAACGACTATTAGGGTCTTTTGCAGCTTTCGGGAACTTTTTCATTTGCCCTGCCGAACGTGCGCAATAAGACTTACGCCGCTTGGCATCTTTGCTTCCGGGCTTAACCTTCCCTGTCACTGCTGTTTTCAGCTTAGAGCCGGGATTTTTACGCCGATATGCTTTAACACCAGCTTTTGTCATTCCCGCCCCAGACTTTGTGGGGCGGAAGTTTTTCTTATTACGTTTAGGCATTTCGCCTTTTTTAGATTTAGCCATACTCTTTCCGCATAGACATAATTATTGTATAAGTATCTGCGCTAGTATGACCTACAGTTGTGAAAAGAACATCACCAGTTTTTCCGCTACCAGCATTGTTAGGCAAACCACCAAAATTAGTGTAATCTTGATTACCACTTTGGTTTTCACCTAACTCAATACAGAAAACATTAGTTGAGGCGTCAAAAAGTATTTGAACCTTCATTCCAATGCACTGCCACCATATTTTCTCTATGACAACACCTGTACAAGCATCGCCACGAGAATTTGTAGCCAAGCCACTTACATCAACTTTAACAACCGCAGATTCGCCAGAGCCATCAGAAATATTAGTAAATTTTTGAACTACTTTTTTATCACCATCTATAAGCGTCTGTGTCGCTACAGCATCAGCCATATTAATCTCCTATAATAAAAGGTGGGGCGTTAACCCCACCAGATTAATTACGCAATTTGAACGTACTCAATGATGAATGTGAACGATCCTGCTGTTGTAGCATCAACTGTATTAGTGATGTTGCAGAAAATAGTTCTTTCGGCGTCTGTATATTGAACAGAAGCTGGAGCCGTTGTTCCACTCTGCGTTTGTACAACAAGAGTTGTCGTTGTTACGTTGTGTACAACAACTGTTGTACCGCCATCCAGAATCTCATCTGTTACAGC